CAATTAGGAGATGATGCTCTTACAGGAGCAGGTAGAGGTCTTCATCATTTTGTAAATAGTCTATCTAGAAAATATGCAATTATTGGTACAAACAGAATTTTATATGCATTTTCTGGTGGTGTATATTATGACATACATCCTATCAAATCTACATCAACATTAACAAATGCATTTACCACGACTAATGACTCAGCTGAAGTTACAATAACCTTTAGTGGTGATCACGGCATATCTGCACAAGATATTATATTATTAGATAGCTTTTCTACTATTACTAATTCTAATTTTGCAGCTGCAGATTTTAACGATAAAAAATTTATGGTAACATCTGTGCCTAATAGCACAACACTTACAGTAACAATGCCATCAAATGAATCAGGATCTGGTGCAACGACATCAGGCGGTATTAGAGTACAACATTATTATCCTGTAGGACCAGCAGTGCAAGCAAAAGGTTTTGGTTGGTCACTTGGATCATGGGGTGGTGAAGTATCAGGTGAGCCTGCAACTACTTTACAAAACGGTATTAATAGTTCTGTAACCACAGGTATTATATTAGTTGATTCATCGCAGTTTCCAACAGCAGGTACAAATTTTATAATTATAAACAGTGAAGAAATATCTTATACAGGTATTGCAGCTACAGGAGAACTTACAGGTGTAACAAGAGGTGTAGCAG